TATCTGCTGCAATGGTGGCAGGGTGGTCAATTGAACGTATAGAGCAGGCCATCATTGAGAAGTCATATGAACTACAAGATAAAGACGTAGAAGAATGACAACAGATGCAATTTTCCCAGAAATTGAAATTCAACAGACAGAACAGGCCAACGGTGTCTTTGTTTCACTAAACAGCATAGTGCGTATTTCTGATGCTCAAGGAACAATGTATAGGGCTCATCAGTACAGACGTTTTCTTATTACAAAGCCAGATAAGTTATCTAAGGAAATAGAGACTCAAATCGGTCATTTCATACGTGACGCTTACTATATGTTGACCGTGGGCATTGGTAATCCAGCAATACATGTAAAGGACGAAGATCAGCGTTCAGAGCATGAGAGAATCAAAAGTATATTATCATAAAAGAATAGTCATGCCAGACATTATGATGTGTTCGGGCGAGAAATGCCCACTGAAGCAGATATGCTACAGACATACTGCAAAGCCGAGTGATTACCAATCATACTTCATGAAACCTCCTGTACTTGGAGGAACGTGTGAGTATTTTTGGAGAGATGAGGTCAGGTCAAAGAAGACTGACGAAAGCGACCAAAAAGTCAATTTATAACCTTACTAAATGATAGAAAAAGTAAAACGTAAAAGTATGGTCATTAGACCATCAGGACGTTCTACTGATTATATCTCTCCCTCTTTCGGTCATGGGTGTCTTTATGATTGCAGCTATTGTTACATGAAACGTAGTAAACCTACGGGACTTACGATAGCTACAAACACAGAGGACATTCTTACAGCTATGAATAGTCATGCATACTTTGCAGATGTTCAAAAGCCTAACCAGACCCATCCAGATTATGTTACTTATGATATCTCGTGTAACGAGGACTTTGCATTGCATGCTAAACATCATGAGTGGAAGAAGATATTTCAGTTTTTTAAAGAACATCCAATTGCTATGGGTTCATTTGCTACTAAGTATGTGAATCCAAATCTTGTAGACTTCGATCCAGGCAAAAAAATACGTATCAGATTTAGTCTGATGCCACAACACATGTCTGATATACACGAACCGAATACCAGTAAAATAATAGATAGAATAAAAGCCATAGACGCTTTTATAGAAAGTGGTTACGATGTTCATGTAAACTTTAGTCCTGTAATACTTTACAAAGGCTGGAAAGAAGACTATAAAGAATTATTTCAAATGCTTGATGACTATGTAGATTACAAGGATCAAGTACTAGCGGAGGTTATATTCCTTACACATAATGAGGGTAGACACCTAGACAATCTTAAAAATAAACCTGCCGTAGAGAAACATCTATGGGTGCCAGGTATACAAGAGGTTAAAACGTCTCAGTATGGAGGTAAAAACCTACGCTATAAATTAGGACTTAAGTCAAAGTATATTAACCGGTTCAAGGAGTTGCATGAATCTACTATTCCTTGGAACACAATCAGATATATATTCTAATGAAAAGATTTCAAAAACGCAGACTTACACTTCGTAATACTCTTAAATTAAAGAAGTATGGGTTTCCATTATTCTTTATGATGAATATTATAAGTGCAATGTTAATAATAACAATGATAAAATTTATGTAATTATGGGATTAGATGCATATATGTTTTCTTACAAAGGAAGAAATAAGAAAGAAGTAGATTTTTCTCATGATCAGAAGACCAATGAGGAAGTACACTACTGGAGAAAACATCCAAACTTAGAAAGATGGATGTCTGACCTGTACTTTGAGAAAGGAGGTAATGGAACGTACGGTATGGGCGGTAAATCTTTTAACTGTAATAAACTGCAGCTTACAAAAGAAGATCTATTAAAACTTAAAGATGTTACAGATAAGAATGCATTACCTATTGGTGGTGGGTTCTTTTATGGTGATCCTCAAGGTGCTAATGAGTACTATAGAGAGGAGACTCTTGAAGCTATAGACCGTGCTTTAGAAGCTATAGAAAATAAAAGGAAGGTATACTATACTTCCTGGTGGTAGATTGTATTCCGGGGTCTCTTTTTAGGGACCCTGGATCTAATCTAACTGCCCTACAAATTTTATAAGTTGATTATAACCAGGCACAAGAGTTTCTGCTACTTCTCTAGGGAAGCTTTTCATTCTTTTATCTAACTCTTTTCCTGTTATTACTGACTTACCACTTCTATAACCTGCTTTTACAATACTGTAAGCATCATCTATAAGTCCTAGTGTAGGTACTGCAGCTTTATTGAGTTTTTGAAGTTCTAAAGGGTTCATAGCAAATGTAGTTTCTAATACAACTTTTGCTAAAATATCTGACAATACTCTTGTACCGTAGTTAGTATTTTTTAGCGGCTCATCATCGTCGTCAAATCCTCTTCCTCCAAATAGTGCAGATAGTAACGTAAGTGTAAGAACTATCTGGGTCTCTGCAAGTGCAGATCTTACAGATGCCTCTCTCATTTCAATATAAGCTTCTAAATCTACATTTTGCATATCAGGATCTGTAGTATTTGCTTTTACAAAGTCCAGTTCAAGTTGAATTGTAGCTCTCTGCTTATCATACTTTTTCTGATCCGCTTCAGTCCATTTATTTTTAGCCTCTAATCTTGTTTTTCTATCTGCACTTATATTGTAAGATCTTAAAAATATCAGATGTGAAAATAGATTGTAAGCTCTTTCTAAAGCATTCGCAGTAGAAGCTAGAATAGAATCAGTCTCAGTATCTGCATCTTTACCTAATAAGGCTCTGATACCACCTACATATCTTCCTTCTACAGGTGCCTGCTCAAGATAATCATATCTTCTCCCCCCATATCTCTTTAATACAAATGCAGGTGCCCACCATTTGAATGTGCCTAGCAATCTAAATGCTAGCTCTGTGTGAGCTGCTACAATATTATCTGCTCCTTGCTCACCTTTTACACCCCCTACAACTTTCTTAACTACCTGTCTGAACTGTGTAAATGCTTCATCAGGTAAAGCATCCAAATCTACAAGCACTTCTCCGGTCTTTTCGTTTGTAGTAGATTTTTCTACAAGTATCTCAAGTATAGATTTAGTTCCTTCAGGTAATTGATTAAGTCTTTTTACTAGACCGTCTTCCCCCAATCCATAATTCTGCATCATAGCTACAGCTATAGTTCTATCTATAGATCTATCTGTTATTCCTAAAGGCTCATATACAAAAGATGTGTCAAGGTTTCTTGTAAGCACATCTGCATGCATACGTCGTCCCCTATGATATTCTCTTCCTTGAGTATGTATATTAAAATAGTCGGTTATACCATAATACAACTCTCTATCTTTTGCGTAAATACGTATAGACTCTGCAAGCTCTCTAGTACCGTAATGCACTCCCCCCATCCCTTCAACATAAGAAAATAAGCTACCTGCTATCTTAGTAGATATTGCAAGTTTTACAGGTATTGATATTTTAAGATAACTGAATGTGCTATTCAACTTACTTACAAGTTTTTGCATACTCACACCTCCTATGATCTTATCTTTACCACTGTACTGGTGTCCGTACATATAGTAATTAAAGAACTGATCATATAATTTAAGAGTATCCGGAGATATACCTTCCTCATCCATTACTATTTTACCTGCCTCTCTTACTATTACCTGTCCTTTTTGCCCTGTTACAGATGTCCTTGTTTTTACCTGCTGCCCTCCAAGATGTTTGGTGTGTAACTGATGTCTTAAGAAAAGCATTTCAGACTCAATGTTTGACTTTTCTATATAGTTATATACACTGGCTCCTAACAGATACATTGATCTGGACAGATCTCTGGATACAAGCTCAGAAGATTTATCTCCTTTTCTATTTCTAAGAGGATTTATAAAAGGTAAAGGAACTTTCTTTATAGGGTTACCTCCACTTGTATCGTCCTCATCTACTTTAATAGCAAAGCCTCTTGACCACCAATCCTGAATAAGATCTTTACTGAACAGATTTTTACCCCTTGAAAAGTTTTCAATCAATCCTTTTCGTACCGTAGGTATCAGATTACCTGCAAAGTAAACCCCATCCATTTCTTCATTGAACTCTCTCAGCTGTTCTTTCCAAGCATTGTAGTAGTTTAAAAGAGCTTCATTGCCTTGTTCATTAAGTTTAGCAAAGTCTTCACTCCATACTTTAGAAGCATACTCAGGTTTTACTTCAAGATACATCCAGTATTTAGGAGATGCCCATGCAGAAGGATTACCTCCAAATACATTGTAGTTATCCTTAAAGGATTTTAAAGCTGCATCATATGCTTTTCCTTTGCTTGGATACTCTCTTTTTAAATACTCTATTTTTCTTTTAAGAGCTTTATCGTAAGACTCTTTTGCTCCTTCCTTTATCTGAAACCTTTCTTTCATCCAGGCTACAGA